CCAATAATGGAAATCGAACCCTAAAGATACCGCGAACCACAGATATTACGCCTGAAAGAGGATTATTGCAGTCGCCAAATGGCGCAATATCCGGTATAACAAACGAAAATGGAAATAATGACGGCGTCATTCAACAATCCGGTAAAAAAATCAAGCAAATCAAAGAGTATATTGAAAACATTCATCGTAAAGGTGGCGAAGATAGTGAAGAAGACGTAGATAACGACAATATTTTACCATCGTATCCGGCGCAAGGTATGGGGGTATATGCAACGAACATAACTCAATCTGGAATTGTTCGAAGTGGATCTAGCAATACGTCATCGGCAATAGGACCAGAAACTGTTGTCCGCAAAACGACTCAAATGAATTCCCTAAATCCGGGTTCTTCTTATTCATCCACTTTATTGGAAGGAATGAATTCATCGGCGCCATCGCATTCCCATTCGCCTTATTTTGAGAAACTTACGGGTATTGCTAGTGCGCCAAAGAAAGACGGGGCAGTTCAACATTCATCATCATCACCACAAACAGATCCATTTAGCAATTCTAACGGAAAAACGAGCACATATGCATCGCAATACTATGAGCAGTTTGTTCCTTATGCGGAATCACTCGCGGGTCAATTATCCAATAGTGGAAATGCGACGACCATGTCTGGAACCAATGCGGCGCTCATTGAAAAACTTAATTACATTATTCATATGTTGGAAGATAAGAAGGATGAAAAAACCGGACATGTCATTGAAGAACTCGTCTTGTATTGTTTTTTAGGCGTATTTATCATATTCATCGTAGATACATTTACGCGCGCAGCTTCTGGCAGTGGCGGTCGTGCAGGTGGCGGTGGCGGTGGCGCAGGCGGCGGCGCCTTCAGTATGTTTGGGGGACGTCGTCTTTCACAGACGAGTAGTCGTCTCTATCATCGCTAAATCACCAAAAGATCCTTACATAGAATTTCTTGATGTATAATGGCATTATATAGAATGTAATACCATTTATCTTTTGATAAAAAATGAAACGACGATGTTCCCGTCATAAGTGCATCGATGATCTGATAATTATGCGCGATTGTATCAATACACACAACAATCGTTTCGGTTGTTAATACTCCGGAGGAGGATGATATAGACGACGCGGCCGCAATAAACCCGCGAACAAAAACATCACAGTCACATAGTAGTTTATGCCGAATAGATGATTTTAAAAGCAGAATGTCTTGTCGACGACTCTTATCATCCGTCGTGTCCGCCGCCGCCGCCGCCGCCGCCGCCTTCGTGGATAGTTTTACCCGTTTCCCAAACGCATCATATATTGGACGTGTGACCGGTGGCAAATATTTAACGATTGCAGTAGATGTTCGAGAGATATGCTCATGTAGGGAAGATATACGATTTCCGATCGTCTTGTTCGTTTTTTGTTTCATTTTTATATTCCATTTGGTCATCGGGCGAACCTTCAACCATGACGGTTCAAAGATATAAACGGCCACGACGCGCATATGATTCAGTAATAGCATATAGATCGTGTATATTCCTCCTTGAACGAGAGATTGCAATTGTGTAAGTTCATTGAATATACTGTATCGAAAATCTCTCGTGCATTCATTTACGAAGGTGTAAAAAAGAGCAAAGTTCGCCGATGAGATTGCAACGAGTGTTATTCCATTCCCGAGAGATGAAACAGAAGGCGACGACGGCAGTCTCATCCCATAAAACATATAGGTATACACTGTCGTGAATGGAATGACAAATCGTGGGATTTCGCGGTATCTATATAAGGTTTGCTCCCCTGCAATCTCTCGACTCTTCTGAATATATTCGGTTGTTTCAAGAAGTTCGAGAGATTCACGTTCATTTGTGATATAGTTGGTCCACGCCAGATGTTCACATACATAAATAGATACAGATTGATGTGGATCATCCGTTTTCGTCCCACTGAAAGAAATCATGATCCTTGGCGTTAGGATACATACTCCCTTGATATCATGGATTGTCTTATCTGCAAGAACACCAATGAATACCGAGAGACCATGTGTCTCTTGTGAGAGCATGTATTCAAATTTATCGGGTGGAATATACATTATATCTTCGCTGCCCTCGCCGCCCTCGCTGCCATTTAACAAACAACGCCGTCTAGTTGGCGCGACCAGTTCTATCTCTCGGCGCGATAAAAATGCCGCAAGTTTTTCATATGGGGCGTCGGTGATTGATTGGTTGCTGCCCCCGTATACGATAACATTTTTATGATCGACAAAGTGTAAAAACGGATACACCACCGCATTATTATAGTGTTTACCGAGAGATAATGGATTCATAACACTTGTATTCATGCACGCATTCCCCCCACGTAAAAAACGCCGCAGCGTGAATTGAAATGTGATGGGTTGATTATACCAGAATAAGTATTTGAACTTTAATACACAAACACAAATGACATAGAAGACACAGAACCATGCGATAATATAATGAAAAAAAAATGGCGGCCAGTGATACAATTCACCTACATTACCAATCATTCCTTCGATTCTTTCCATTTACAGATTTCATTATAGTACAATCATAAAAAGCGCGGTTCCCCATTACGCAACCTTTTTCAATATATACAAATACTGATACTCATTCAGAACGTGCACCAAATCAACCTGCCCAGTTACCGTAAACCCGACCTCTTTTGCGATTTCCAACATTTCGCGGTTTGTCGGCATATAATACGTGTGAATATTCTCTCGGACTTTCCCTGTTTTATCGTCGGTGATCTTCTCAACAAACTTGCCAATATTCTTTTCACCCGTGCTTTTGTTTGTTTTAGCGCTAGCGCTACCTTTTGTCGGAGGCGGAGCAGTGAAATCCGACTTGTATTTAAAACTTCGAAACTTCACGATCGAATTCGTAATCCGATCTTTCGCATAAGTTTGCGGGTTTACAATAAATAATGGTTTACCACCCGGAACAATCGGATCAAAATGATTACGATCTACCAAATGAAGAATGAGGTATCCTTCCGGTTTCAACCACTGATAGCAATTTCGTAAGAATGCGCGTTTATCCTTCGCATAATACACCGTAAAATAGAAACATGTAAGCACATTGAATTCTTCTTCACTAAATAACATTGGTTTCATAAAATCGCCCTCAATAAATTTCGACGACGGATATGAATCTCTCGCATTCTTAAGCATTGCAACCGATTTGTCACACCCAATGACAGAATGAACGCCCTTGTGCTGCAACTGATCTACATGATGTCCGCGACCACAACCTAAATCGCATACTTTGAAATTCTTTTTATCTTTTTCATTACCTTTTAATGCGCCTGTAATGTGAATAATTTCATCTACTTCGGCTTCTATTTTATTCGGTTGAATAAAAAGTTCATCATAGATGTCCGCATAAAAATCATCATAGATCGCGTCATTCTCATAGACGCGATACTTGTCTCTTTGCTCGAATCCTTCCGCATGAACCGAGAGATCTCGCTTAATAAAACAGAGCACCATTAATAATATAAGCATAATAGTTAGTATCTCCCATCGAGTTATGGATTGAATGTAACTTGAAAATGACTTGTACATACCTATCGTAATTCTACTTCTACTCCTATCGTAGTTATACTAGTATTTCAATATAAAATATTATTAGCGTTATTCTCGCACGAATAAAAACCGAAGAATGAATAACGACAGCATCCATGTCCGATCCCAACGAAATCAACGATATTCGAACTGATAGTGATTTTCGCGGCATCACGTTTTCATCCTATAAAAAAACAGATGTGCGAAAAGAACTATTGAATAGTTTATCCAGTTCTAAAATAGAACCATCGTGTTATTGGAGTGCAGAACTCGTGTGTTCTGGTCACTACCTCGAATTATGGGATATCATTATTACTTTTATAAGTAAATATATTCATTTAGCCAACCCTAAACTACCGCTTTATATTGAAATGCGATATGAAAGTTTCAGGTCGATTATATCAAATGGATATAGTGGAAATGAACTCCGTCTCAGAAATCATCAAAAGATGCGGACACTTTTTGCAGAAATGGTATGCGTGCTTGCGAATTCTAAACGGCAACACAAATACGAGAGCGTAAAAATTAAGAAGAAGGATGAATATGATATTGCGACCATGTCTCAGCGCCTGAAAGCGCCACGCGTAGATTATGCACAAGAGTTTTTTCGAGAGAGAGATCCGAAAGAGATATTTATTGCAATGAACGAATTCGCGTATCATATCTCTCGTGATTCTAAAAATACACTTCTTGCGTGTTATTGGGTAGAATGGATTGTAGAATTCGAAACGATTTGTAAAGTCAAGAAAGAGACGTGTCGATGTGAACGTCGGTCGCATATTCCAGTAGATGATAAACTCCAATTTGATCCCATTTGGATGATATGGGATATTATTCTTGCACGATGCAGTAACACCGATGATTATTCACCACTTACCCAAAAAATCGTGAATAGTCTATTACGTTTGTATTGCATCCGTTTTACTCCGGGGGTTCGTAAAAAACGTCGTTATATCATTTATTTTGCAATATCACTTCTTACTACGGAATATGATAGTAAAATAGAAATGATCAATGATCGGTTTGTCATTGAAACTGCTGTTGAAAACATTAATTCTGTATACAAGCAAATCAAACAGCACGAGATTAGTCCAGATACAGATTACCTATTCTCATCGGCCGGATATAAAGCAGATAAGAATGGTGATTTAGAACGCACAATTAAACGCCTTGAAACATTAAATGCAATGAATACTGTCGTAAGAAAGACTCCCAATCAAGAAACGGATTCTCCCAATCTTATAGCGCTGCCGACGCCGACGCCGACGCCGACGCCGACGCCGCCACGTAAATATAATCCATATGAATAATGTATGTTATATATAGTATAATGTCACTTCCTAGTTTTAAATTCACAAATATTGGCGCATCCACCGGGAATGAAAATGTAATTCGCGGGTTGCCAACTCGCCCCAAAATGGATAAAGGTAGTAATATATTATCAAATATTACTGAAAATGCGCAAAATACGTTCAAAAATGTCAAAATGCCGGATATTTCTCTCGATATCGATAGAAGCGCATCTGATTTTGACGCTGATGATGATGAAAGCAGTTTTTTCTCATTCGCAACCTTAATCAAAGTGATTTTGATTATTATTATACTATGGTTTATGTGGAGCAGTTTATCTAGTAATAGCGAATTTCATTTAGGGATGGGTGAAGTGGGAGATAAACTCAAATCATTTTTTAAGACAATGGAGGAGAAAGGGCGCGAAATTATATCTCGTATCACAAATAATCCGGTAACGGCGTCATCCTCTGTAGATGACAGCGACAGCGACAGTGACAGCGACAGCGACAGTGAGACGAATAATGGTCCAAAGATTCCAAAATCAAAAACTGCATCAGGATCCGGAGTTCGGCACCGCCCACCTGTTCCACCAGAAATGTCGAACAGTTCAGATAAAAAACCAGGATTCGTAAATGACGATACAAAATATACATTTTTAGATAAAGCCCAACGAAATTATTCAGGACCGTCACCTCGCGCAGATGATGCAAGTAGCGTCACTCAAAAACATCAATCAGGCAAATCTGGTTATTGTTACATCGGCGAAGATCGAGGATTTCGGAGCTGTGCAAAAGTAGAACCTGGAGATAAATGTATGTCTGGACAAGTATTTTCAAGACAAGATATATGCGTAAATCCTACACTTAGAGAATAAGACCATTATAATCTTATTTCAGGTGAATAAGAAAATACATCACTAGTTCTTTCTTCACCAGTCAAACTAAATACTAGCGTAATTTTAACTTGCGTGTAAATCTGACCGACCGTTATAATGAAATCATTATTGGATGATAACGCCGGAATACGAATTGTATGGTCTCCGGTTCCTGTAATAGGTTGGCTGTAAATATTCTTAAAGACTTCGTGCGCCAACGTTAAACCAAGCACTTTAACTACAGATATTGTATTTTCATCAACCCATGGTTTAGCAATAGAAAATTTCAAATCTGCATACTGTAACCCATTAGCATAATATCCGGTAATGCTTTGAATGATTGGTTGTTGAGAAGTAGATTTAAGTGTTACAATGGTTGCCGCACTTTCATTACTATTTAAATATCCATTAAACGCCTGCATTGTAATAGAATAATCGCCACTTATTAATTCAGATTGCCCTAACCTAGTAATATTCAAATTATATGAAGTTAGACTACTAGATGAATTCGAGATATCATATGATATCGTAATAGGTTGGATAGAAGAACCCGTTGGTGGAGTAATTGTTATATTGTAAATGGTAATGGGATTACCTCCGGTATCAGGTTTACTCCAAGCAATATTTATATAATTTCTTGGAGTAGTTATTATCAGTGGCGGTAATAACCCATATTTAGGCGTTGCTATAATATTTAGCGGAACACTTGGTTTCATCAATGTTCTCCCTGTAATAATCGCAGATTCGGGTCCAACGCCAATCGAATTAATTGGTTCGATCTTGATATCATATTTGTTTTGGTTTTCCAAGTTTCGTAAAATAAATTGACGCTGTTGAGAATCATTTAATGGAATGATAAGATTACTTAAATCGAGTGTCTGCGTTGTCCATGTAAGCGTAGGAACCTTGCGATAATAGAGATTGTATTGGCGAATAGACGGTCCGATAAATGACCCAGCACTAGATCCAGTATTGATGGGGTCTGACCATGTCAAATCTATCATCAAATTTTGACGTTCATCTGCTGAATTTGTAAATCTTAAATTATCGATAATCGATGGAACTGCTGATGTTTTCACAATGATTGTTGCAGGAACACTAGATAAACCACGTTCATTTCCTGAAAACACAGAAATATAATAAATCGTATTTGCGCGAATTTCAACATTGTTCGGTATTCGTTCAAATATTACGGTATTTCCATTTATTTCACCTGATAATTTGTTATATGACGCAGCTGCCGCCTGTTCCGCATTGGTTGGTCTATACGGAAACACACTCTTATAAGGCGACCACCTATTATTATCTTCAGAGAAAGTGATAACATAACCAACTATGGGTAATCCGCCATTCGAATCAGGGGCGTCCCATTCAAGCGTGACTTTGTTATTGATATTGTCAAAAGATCGAATACGTAGATTCGTCGGTTCAGTTAAAAGAATCGTTGGCAAATTTGACGGAACTTGAAGTCCGGCTTGATATTGATATGTGCGCTTATAGTTATATAAATTGATAGAAGCGTCATAACACAACAATCGTTCTTTTCCAGGAACTCCACATGCTGTCGTTAATCCACATGATAACCGACTATTTGCACTACTTGGGGGGCATACTAGCGTAGTTATACCCCCGATTGTCTCACTTATATAATTCCGTTCATTTCCAATTTTACGCATTAATTCTCCACGCGACGCCTTTGCGTATTTCTGACTCTTTGTAAGTCCCCCGACATTCTTATTGTATTTCAGAATTTCCACCTTTCGTCGCATATCATACACTTCATCCACTTCGCTCACAGTGAGAAGGCGATTATTTACATTATCAACTAAGTTAGAAGAACGACATTCTGGTTTAAATCGTGTCCAAAAATTACGATTATATGGATTGGTATAGAAAAGATTATAATTACAATTTATAATTGACGGAGTTATATTAAAAATATTCACATCAAAAATCGCGGATTTTGCGTGGAAATTTGTTGTTGCAGGTTGGGTGATAGTTACAGTAACAACACCAGGTCCATAAATAACTGCAGTATATACTGACCCAGAAACATCTATTCTTAATAATTCGGCGTCAGATGAACCAATCACAAATGTAGCGTCTGGATCGGTATTAGTAGACCCAGGTAGTGTAATAATAAACGAACGTTCAGTCGTCATTTTATTCATATCGGCCAATCGATATATTGTTGTAGATATCCCAGTATTTATAGAAGGAATTTGACCTACAAATGTAGGTGTCGATTTTATAATATTCAATTGTATTGTTATCCCAGTCGAATCACCGATTCTTTCACTCGAACGGTCATATATTGCGGTTTCCTCTTGAAGAAATTTGATCGGAATCGGACTATACGTTATCTTATCGGCATTCAATGTAACTTTTTTAAAGATAATTCGGTTCCCAGATATAGTGATGTTATCATTACTAAACTGAAACGAACGCAAACCATCCAGTCTCAAATAATAAATAATGTTATCGTAGTCATCTGTCCCTACATTCACATTTTTACGGGTTGTTGTCGCAAAATCAGAAAAATTAAGATCCAATTTTCCATCTAGATACTCCCGTGTAATAATACCATTGATGTCTGCATTTGGAATCGTATACCTTCCGGCGCCATAAAATGGTTTTATGAACAATGATGAACTCGATTTTATTATCTTAATTGGAACGACGATCTTCTTTTCAGCATACGAAATCGTATCATCACCTACTCCTGACGCGGTATACGCGGCCTGTTTCATTTCCATTCGGAATGTAGCCTCTCTTTGCCCATAAACAAATCCATTTAATGCATCATATATACCATTAATGACAAGTGCGTTGCGATAAGAAAGGGCGACAGAACTACCACCACTATTTACAGCCGATTCAACCGTATTATATGCCGACCCCGACGACTGTGGATATACAGTATAATCACGGTCAAACCTTACAACCGAAATTGCAAAATTATTCGTAGGAAATGAAAAGACAATATCGTTCTTCTTATTCGTGGATTGCAGATTGATCAATGGGATTACTCCGATAAGTGTTTTACGCATACCTACAAGTTCAGGCGGCACATTTTCAATCATAAATGTTCCAGCAATCATCGTAAATGTCGTAACATAGGTTAACGAATATATATTATTCGTCTGTGTAATTCCACCGACACTACTGGTTGAATCTAAATATACATCACCATATTGAGGTTGCCCGTTGACAGTCGTAACCGATTGATACAATGACGGCGTCCATACTGGCGGTGGAGGTGTTTCTCCCATTTATTCTATTTTTTTACACGTATATCGCGCGATTGCTGATATGTAAATGTAAAAAAATATTATCGCATATACCAACTATTCGAGAGATAGTTCAAATTCTTTGGATTGCTCGCGTCTTCCCCTGTATTGGTAACCGTCTTCATATTCGGACCTTCATCCAGAATGCTCTTGATTTTATTCGACCCGATGGAATAATTGAAATACTGAATAGTAGATATATACCCATTAAACCGATTGGTAGCTTTACTTTCACCAATGTTCACCTTTCCGTAATTTTGAAGAGGTATACCGGCCGTTTTGCGACGCTGCGCCAGGCGACCATTTATATACAAATCGATCACGTTATTTGTAACACGAATAACCGCGTTCACCCATTTTTTCATAGGAATATCAGTTGTAATCAGTTTCTCGTGTAAATTGTTCTTCTTATCAGAACTGTTATTTTTACCACTAACATCGACAACGGCAAGTAATGTAACATTGACACCTTTATCTTTTCTATCTGGATTTGTCACAGTAGTGTCATTTGAAAATTTGATATACAATCCTGGTGCATTGTTGGGTAAATATATACCATCAACACTTGATTTGGTTCCTTGCCCACCTTTGCTAAATATTCTTGAGTATTGGTCTTTTTGAGATGGGACCTCATTAATCAAAAACCATGTTGACCATGTATATTCTAAACCACCATCTTCATTCATTGATCGAGAAACAATAATTGAATCCTTTTTAGCCGGGTCTTGTGCAATATATTTTACACCATTTTCAGTATTATATGTGCCATCCAATACAAATGGTGACAACGATGGAAGCAAGAGATACGATACGCCGATGATCGCCAGTTTGATTGAAACAGATAAGACGATAAACACCATCAAAACAAAGGCGAATTTTGCAACAAGACTATTTGACTCCATAAATTCTTTTAATCCAAATCCACCACTTCCCGACGAAGAAAGACCCGCATCGCCTGGTTTTGAAAAACTAGAAGTTATATTACTTAAAAATCCGCTACCGTCGCTTCCACTGCTTCCGCTGCTTCCGCTGCTTCCACTGCTTCCGCTGCTTCCACTGCTTCCACTGCTTCCACTGCTTCCACTGCTACCGCTACCGTCACTCATTATTTATAGATACCTTTTTATATTTATTACTATATATAACTAATAAAAAAACAATGTATTCATGGAACATAAATACATTGTCTACCGACTGTCTTCGAATTTAATTATGTGCTAACGCTAGCCTGTTCCTGATTATCTACAATGAAACTCAATTTAACCTTGTATTTATTGAGAAGATCACTCCAAGGACTTCCACCGAATCCTTGTGCGTAAATATCCCAGGCTTCTTGTGGCGCTATTGGATCGGCCTTCAGTTTAACATTGGTGATGAAACCAATGTCATCTGAATTTCGGTTAGCGTCGCCTAAAATAATCGTAGTTGTTTCATTGAGTTTTGATCCTAAATTTACAACACATGATTTTACTAACTTACCATCTACATAAACATCCATGGCTGAACCGTTGAAACTAACAATGAGGTTCACCCATTTTTGTAGAGGAAAATCGGAAATATCGCAATCTAAATCAGGGTTAGGTATTCCTGATCTTGGCAAAATCTGGATAATGTTTGTGCCGGATTTAAACCTGATTTGGAAGATTGTTTCGGTATTCTTTTGGAATTCAATGACCTTGGTTCCATCCACCCACTTCTTGATGTAAAACCAAATTGAAATTGCGCTATTCGCCTTAAAACTACTCGGTAAATTGGAACCCTGTAATGTGGATGCATTGCCCCATTTTTGCATAGTTCCTAAACTGGTGTACGTAGTTGTCAACGCCTTGAAAATAACATATAACAATAAAAGAATTACGATGACTGCGAGAACGAGTTTAGAATTCATTTATATATAATAATTATTCGTATAAATATTATACATATAATAATACCTAGCGTAAATAGGTAGATTTGTCCTATCATGAATATACAGTTATTGAACCAGTTGTTTTGACTTCATCTTCCACTGTCTTCATTCCACCAATCATAGGCGGGTCCTGTGTTTTCAACATATTATAGGTCCATCGTATCTGTTCTTTTGTAAGAGGGATTTTGTGGAACGCGAAATTGCAAATACGTCCATTTAATCCTTGGTTATTATTCGTATCTCCAACTGTGATAGATTTCAATTGAATATCTGGCATAATGAATTTGCTCTTGAATATCAATTTATTATTGATGAAAAAGTCCATATTTTTTCCGTCGTAATTGATGACAAAATAGTTCCACCTTTGAAGAGGAATATCTGCGTCTAACTCTTCACCTTCTATTGTCATCTGCAGTGCTGACTTCTTTTGTTCGGATGATCGTTGCGCTATAGCCATCGCATTATTATTTGACCTAGAATTATAGATTTCTTCGATTCTTGGAACATTACCAGCATTACCGCCTTGTTTCGTATCAAGTGTATTACAAAAGATCTTCAGTTCATTTTTCGATGGATTATATGTCATTTTCGGAACATCTCCGAAATTGAATATTTCTAAATCACTGGATGCAGTTGTTACATTATTGTTTAAGAAAAACCACCCGGAAATTCCATAATTGTATCTCTTTTTCTCTTCAGGGGGGCAGTTGGCAGCTGCATCTTCTGGTGTTCGGTCAATCCTTGTATTATGGTATATGAAAATCTCCTTACTTTGCGTCGTGAGTTTTGTATCATACTTATTTTTGATGGATATAGGAGCCGCGACAATTTGTGACGATGAAGCACCAATATAATTCAGTAGGTAAGGTCCGCCGTATAAAATGGCGATAAGCAGTAATTCGATTGCGACGATGATCCAAATTGTGCGACTCGTATCTCCAACGGTTCCTTGAAAATTTTGAACAAGATCTAAGAAGAGACATGGAATATAAATGATGCACGCCCACAATAATTTCAATAGTTTCACACCGAGAATCGATTTTGTTAGATGGAATATGAACATGATCACGATGAGCGCGACCATCACACCATGCTGTTTGTAATAGGCGAGAACACTTAATATAATTAAAAATACAGTATTGATAATAAAACGTATGTTCGATAAAAGACTTGGGGAATCATTCCCTTGGGTATTTTCTTCTTGTTCTCCACCACCAAGTTTTTGTGGTAATTTATTATCCACAAATTCTAAGGTGTAATGAAAAAATAATATTAGAATACCCAATACTGTCATTCCAGTTACAGACATCCTATTCTTGTCATCTTTCTCAGTGTCATATATCCAAACAACAATCATCAATACGATATAGATAATATGTGTCATTCCGAATGTGAGTTGACGCATTGGATTATTCGAGTCTTCCGGTTTTAGGTCATCGAAAAGATAGTCCTCTGGATTTTTTTGGTTCGCCGTTTTAAATTTCTCTCGGAGATAGGCAACAAGACCGGCAATCCCGACGATTCCGATGATTGCGTACATTGTATATGCGGTTGGACTACTCAATTTTTTTGTAATATCTTCATAATTTGAGGTGTCTTCTCCGGGTTGTTTGATATCTGCGTCAATTTTGTATACGGTATAAATAAATGTCAATATCAAAACCACGAATGCGATGACAATGAAGATGACCTTGAAGAGTTTTCCTACCGCATTGACTTTGGTTTGATCAACTGATTCTGACGACGCTGCTGCGGACGGAGACGCCGTTACTGCTGCGGGCGAAGACGCCGAGGTCACTGTCGTGACTGCACTCTTCGATGTAACTACATCGCCGGGTATCGGTATTTTACCTAGACCAAACAAACGAAGATCGGTTCCTCTCACCTTATCATCTGCAGCTGCTTTCCATTTTGTAAAATCCCATTTTACCCTTTCATTCTCGAAAGATTCTTTCCATTCATTTTTCTCGAATTGACGTCCAATAAACCATGGAATGAAGTATATAATGAGTTTGAATACAGATAATAACAATAATGGAACCAAGTATGCTGAAGTAAAGAAGAGTCGTAAAATGCGTATAAATCCACCGTCTTTTTCGAAGTCTTCATGTAGTGTTCCTCCCCATGAATGAAAAAATGCAGGAATGCAACAAACTGCAAAAAGTAAAACGGCAGTAAATATCAAACCCCAGTTATCTGGCAGAGGAATGTCTTGTGATAGATTCTTCCACATCCATGATAATCCGACAATGGCCACAACTAGAAATCCTCCAATTCCCGCGACCCAATTCGAGATCCCCGGGGAAGTATTTTCTTTATACTGCCATACCTGAATGGAATCGATAAATTTCGTTATTACATCGAGACCTTGGTTACCCGGTTCTTGAACCATTGGCAGTAATAATATTGCGCATAATACGAGACCGACGATAAATACGATAAAAAATGTATCGAGGAGTTCTTTTACTTTCGGAAACATATCACCGCGAAACGATTTCGCAATCCACTCCATCGTTGCTTCTGATGTGGTTACTTTTGTGAATAGCATGGACACACATAGAATGACAAGTATGATGGTCAAGAATGGGTTCCAACGCGACGCTCGGGCAAGTTTCACTGCGAATCCACTGAATTTATCGTTCTCATTCGAATCTATTATAGCATCCCACTTATCCCCAGTTATGGTTTCGATATTTTCCGGTTTATTTGATAATGCTTCTTTCAATTTTTCATTTTGTATGAAATCTGTGTCTGCTCCACAATCCCCCACAAAAATATTGTGTATCTTAACTGGTAACATCTGACATTCCACAATTTTCATTTTTGCAACGTAAAACAACCCGATTGCTATGACAATCACCAACGCAAAACTGAGCAAAGTATTATTGATATCTTTAACAATTTTGTCGTTTGAAACATTGAGTTCATTCATTCGTTGCTGCATTTTTTCATTAATTTTTGCATCCGTGATATCCTCCAGTTTACCAGACTTCTTTAACTCTTTCGTTACTTCATCTCTGACTTGTTGATAGTAAGCATTTCCGTTATTTGCGTCATCTTTGGTTAAATCAAAATTCGATTTTTCATTCAATGTCACGAAATTCAAAATAATCACGCCAATAAATCCAAATGCCAAGACCAATCCAGTTCCTTTGAATAACATGAATTTGCTTAAATTCCCCAACGCCATCAAAAGAGTTATAGCAGCAAGAACCATATAGACAATTCCGTGCGCTACATACGTATTTTTATTATCATCATCAGTTCCAGTTCTTGCGAAGAAAATGATACCAACTATTAACGAAATTACGAATGGAACATATTTAATATTTGCAGTAATTACGTTGCTCCCGTCTCCTGCGACGGGATGAAACAATTTGTATTGGTACATCATGTACAATCCGGCTAGTATTGCGCATACCTGCATTATTAATCCTGAATTCAAAACGGTATTTGCAATCGAGAGTGAATTTTCTTTCGTAGAAGAATCGTTTACTTGGTCTTTCTCTACAGATTTGAGACCTATACTAGCGCCTATAATAGAGAATCTCACGATCAAGTAAATACCAACTACTGATAAAAGTAAACCACTAATGACCTTAAAAATAGTTGAATCAAATATTATTTTATCATGATTATTATCAACTGATGCCGTTTTTGGTTCTCCTTTAATTGCCTGCCATAGAAGAGATAATAATGTAATTCCACCAAAACCAAGAGATCCATACCCAATATAACTCAAAATGTTATCATGTTTTGATGTAGAACCGATTTGATTACCAATTTGATAACTCGAAATACCAATAGTTAAACCGATCCCCAAGACTACAACACAAACAACAATAATTGAAATCATCATGTTTGATATTTCAGGCGTATTCTTTCCTGGTGGACCAGTAAAAAAAGGATCACTATCATTTTTTTCTTTCCAACCCACATAAGAACGAATATCCCCAGAATACAACCATATTGCAAATAAAATACTAGTTATCAACAATATAAATGGTTCTAGATGTTTGGTGAAGATTTCCCATGTAAAAAATCCAATCAAAACGATTACTGAAATAATAATCAATGGCAATAAGTCTATTAATTTTGATAATGAGGAGGTTGATTCAATTGAATCCGCCATTTATATTTATAATGATAACCAACCACACAGTTATAATTATAAGATATAATAATGCGAATAAGAGTTACGCTGTTTTCTATAAGAACGTCATTGCCGTTTTTTTTCCATGACAATCCCGACATAACGCCACTAAATTATCTACATGGTTGGATCCGCCATGTTCTAAAGCTATCACATGATCAACTTCGAACCACGCAGGTAATTGGCGCTGACAATCTCCACACTTCCATCCTTGTTGCGCGGCAACATATTTTTTCTTGGTTTCACTAACACTGCGTTTGCTAGACCCTTTGCCGGAGTTAAGAACCCGTCTCTCGGCAGCGCTGATAGGTTGCGCTGTATTTAATCCTATTGTGCTCATCATCGCGCCGCTCGTCGCCCCGCCGACCATCGCCCCACCGACCGTCGCCCCGCTGCTCGTCGCCCCACCGACCGTCGCCCCACCGACGTTGGGAGGCGTCCGACTCGTCATATCGAAAAACGGCGTTATCATATCTGCAGTCCCCTTGCTTATCGGCATATACTTAATAATATCATTGGCGTGATATAATAATTGCCTAGAGTTTTCAGGATTACGGCGCAAGAACATAAAAAGTGACAACCCGATAAACCCAAATGTCGCCATTTTAATCCATTTTTGATTGCTTTGAAATAACTTGATCATTTGACCATCATAGTATGTATTTGCAATTAGAATTGCAGTAATAATAAACACAATGTATTCCGTCTTTATCATTTATATTGTGTGTCGGTTTGTATGTATTGGTTATATATAGTATGGATTATTTTGCGTGCATATTACCGACTATGGTAATAATACGCTGCATATCCTAGTCCAACCATCATTAACAAATACACTAACTTCTCTCGATACTTCAATTCTTCCATGATCTGAATTGGTTTCGGTCGGTAATGAAGGTAATATTTCTCGAGTGCGTCATGTAATGGAAGTTCATCCTTCATCAAGATGACATTATATCGATTATGAATGAAATGAACCCATCGAATATACGAATCACGACTGTCCAAATAGGGTCGAACAGGGTATTTGTCTAACATTCGATCAAACTCGGCCGACATTTCGGGATCTGGAATAAGCATAGAGAAATTCTGGATGAAGTCATAGTATTTTTTACGCACAATGTCGTTCACGTGATCTGGATAGTTGACAGCCGACGTCATTAAAACAAACCAATAATGCGGTCCCCATATCTTCGCATCAAGTTTTAGCATTGCTTACTATGAAATGACATAAAAACAATGACATAAATACGATAAGTCAAAATGGATCATGAAATAAAAAATACACAAAATGAAGTAAATTCATCGGTGGCCGTGGTGGTGCGTGAATTGCAAGGTCATGCAAAAAAAATAAACAACCCTAAATCCGCATTATCTTATTCGGAAATAATTCAGTTACGGCAAAGTAGACAAACTGGCAGTATAGGAGGAGGAGACAGTGGCGGTGGCGGTGGCGTAAATGACGCCAACAAATATTTCTGTAATAACTGTAATCGGAATAATCATGTCTATAATAATTGCCGCGCCCCGATTACGAGTATTGGTGTGATTGCATTTCGATGTGGGGAAACAGGACCTGAATTTCTTATGATCCGCCGCCGCGACTCATTCGGGTTTGTAGATTTCATTCGTGGTAAGTATTCATTAAATGACGAAGCGTATATCCAGCGCATTATCGACGAAATGACAATCGTCGAAAAGTCAAACCTAATGCGTCTTACTTTTGAACAGTTATGGCGTTTATTATGGGGAGAGTATACACGCGGTAGTCAATATAAAAATGAAGAACATGTCTCGTATGAAAAATACCGGCATGTGCTTAGTGGGATTCGCACGAAAGATGGGCGTATAAAAACACTCCAGCAATTCATCGACGAATCTACTACACAGTGGACCGAGACGGAATGGGGGTTTCCAAAAGGGCGAAGAAATTACAATGAAAAAGATCTGCCATGTGCGCTGAGGGAATGTCTAGAAGAGACTGGGTATGATATCACTACCGAAAATGTTATCCAAAATATCGCGCCCTTTGAAGAGATATTTATGGGATCTGATATGAAATGTTATAAACAGAAGTATTTTCTTGCAATGGTGGATTTAGATAAGAAACCGAAAAAAGCGCATGACATTATGGAAGTTGGTCTCATGAAATGGATGACATTTGATGAATGTGTTCAAGCAATAAGACCTTATAATTTAGAAAAAATCGGTATTGTTCGTAAAGTCAATAACATATTGTCCCGCTATAGAATTTTTTGAAATACATATTTCGACTGTATTTATCCTTTTTATTTCGTATAGTTATATAAAGGATAACTGATTCAATACTAATAATGGAAAATCAGGATATCGATGCACCGGCAAGTCCCGTATTAGTTCCGACTCATTTATCGGGTTTAAAGATTCGTTCATCTATTCCATTTAAACGACCGGTCGCACCATCGCCTCCTAGTAGTCAAGGAGGTTTCGACGAAAATGAAGAAATTATCCCGATGGAAATGTCGGTGGCGTCAGTAGCTGCTGCTGCGCTTGCGGTCACGCCTAGACCGGTCGAGGCGCCGCCAAAGAAAAAGAAGATATTACGCACTATGAAATCGAAACCTGGCGCTGGCGCTGCCCCGGTGATCACACCCCGAGTGAATATCGAACGAATGAAGAAAGACCTCGAAGAAGGGCGGCGACGCCTTAAACCAGAAGAACTCAATAACCCATTTAGTAAGGAGTTCAATAAACTATTACTGAAAAAGGAATTGCTAGAACGAGAGATGACAATACATGATATTGGAATATTACCTGGCAGTGGCAGTGGCAGTGGCAGTGACAGTGGCAGTGACAGTGGCAGTGACAGTGAAGGTGCTGCTGCCGGAAAAGGGTTATATCCTACCTTAAATGATCCGAATTTTAATACCAAAATCGCGCTTCGTAAAGAGTTTTTCGATACCAAGATGGATGTTGACAATACAAAAAACGTGGAAGAAGAGGCCGAAATTTTGTGCAATGCACAAATCGAACTTGCACCGAATCAGCAGTTCGTCCGTAATTTTCTTTCTGTCGAAACACCGTATAATAGTTTGCTACTGTATCATGGACTCGGAACGGGGAAGACGTGTTCCGCCATTAGTGTTGCAGAAGAGATGCGTGATTACATGAAACAAATGGGAATCAATCAACAAATCATCGTCATCGCATCTCCAAATGTACAAGAGAATTTCCGCCTACAACTCTTTGATGAACGAGAACTTCGAGAGATTGAACCAGGTGTTTGGAATATTCGCGCATGCACTGGAAATAAATTTATCAAGGAAATAAACCCGATGAATATGAAGGGGTTTACACGCGATAAAATTATCAAACAGATTCGCCGTTTAATTTCCTCGCATTACTTGTTTTTTGGGTATAATGAATTTGCGAATTATGCACGGACGAATGCATCAAGTATCGGTCTGTCACAAGATGATGCGGTGATACAGGAGGTGCGACGTAAAACGGGTGCGACAGCAGCAGCAACAGCAGCAACAGCGACAGGAATAAATGCCGTCGTCGCATCGGTTGCCAAAAAAGGTCGTAAATCGGCAGCTGAATTGGCCAAAGCAGCTGATATGGAGACACTTGCGATCGAAACATTATCTGTTACAAAGTTGCGTAAATTGTTCGCAAATACATTGATTATTATCGATGAGGTTCATAATATCCGTATTACCGATGATAACCGCGATAAACGTGTGGCGAAGATATTGTTCCAGATTGTTCAAAAGGTAAATAATGTGCGTCTTTTGCTGTTATCAGGAACACCAATGTACAATAGTTATAAAGAAATCGTATGGTTGATAAACCTGATGAACCTCAATGATCGTCGTGCAACCATTGATATCGCAGATGTGTTTGATGAACGAGGAAACTTTCGTGTTGACGGAGAAGGTCGAGAGATTGGTATGGATCTTCTTATTCGAAAATCAACAGGGTATGTATCATTTGTTCGTGGTGAAAATCCGTATACATTTCCATATAGGATATTTCCGAGAGAACACTCGCCAGAACATTCGCTTCTTATGCGCACAAATGGTGGCGCTGGATATCCACGAACCCAACTCAATGGACGTCACATTGATCAACCTATTGAGCATATTGACGTATATATGACGCAAGTCGGGGATATACAAGAAGCTGCCTATCGGTTTATAATTAACGATATGAAAGCCATGTATATTTATAAAAAGACTGCAATGGTGCGTAGGAAAAATGCAGCAGCGGCGGCGGCGGCGTCGACTGCCGCGACAGAAGCCTCTGGAAAAGGCAAAGGCAAAGGCAAAGGCAAAGGAAAAGGAAAGGACCCGGTCGCAACTTCGGCAAGATCCGGAGCCAGCGCCGGCGCCGCACTGAATGAGATTGACGATACAACCGTTGTAGAATCAGTCGATTTTCCCTCATTCGAAAATATGGATACGATTGGATATGCGGTCGTCCAGAGACCCCTTGAAGCATTGAATATTGTTTACCCACACCCTTCGCTTATTGAGTATATAAATAACCCCAATGACGAGTTTGATATTGCTGCATGTATCGGTAAGGAAGGTTTGCGTCATGTTATGTCATATGAAGAAACCGGTAATCCGCCAATGCGTCTGAATTTCGAATATCGTTCGGATTTTACGCGTAATTTTAGGTTACCCAGCAGTGAAACAACGACAAAGACGTCATCGCGTATCTTCGCGCCGGACAATATTGGGCGATATTCTGCAAAAATCAAAAATATATGCGACACTATAGTGAAAAGCGACGGTATTGTCCTTGCATATAGTCAGTATATTGACGGTGGAGTTGTCCCGATGGCACTTGCATTAGAAGAACTGGGTTTTACGCGGTATAGCGTTGCCGGAGGAAATTCATCGCTATTCAGAAGTCGACCGACACCGAGTATTGACGCGATTACGATGCTTCCTCAACGTCAGCACCAATCTAAATTTCCAAATCAACCCTTTCGTCCGGCCAGATATTCTGTCATTACGGGTGATCCAACAATTTCGCCTGATAATCTTTATGAACTAAAAGCGCTTACAAACGACGATAATACGCATGGCGAAAATGTAAAAGTCGTTATTATTTCAGTGGCCGGAAGTGAAGGTCTTGATTTCAAGAATATTCGTCAAGTGCATATTCTGGAACCATGGTACAATATGAATCTCCTTGAACAAATCATTGGACGCGCTATCCGAAATTGCAGTCATAAACGCCTTCCTTATTCGCATCGAAACGTGGAACTGTATTTATACGGGTCGCAACTTACAAACCCTGAAATCGAAGCCATTGATTTATATTTATACAGACTCTCGGAGTTCAAAGCAGTAAAGATCGGCGTCGTCTCTCGCGCATTACGAACATCGGCCGTGGATTGTCTCCTCAATATACAACATAATACGCAAACTGCCGCACAACTGAATCAGGTAGTCCAGCAAAATCTCTCGTCACGTAAACGGATTGACTATCAAGTCGGCGCACGTCCATATTCAGCGTTATGCGATTATATGGAGCGATGTGAGTATACGTGTCGTCCAACATTTTCAAATGGACGACCCATCCAAGAACAAGAAGAATTATATGGTCTTGGGGACGACAGCGACAGCGACAGCGACAGCGAACCAGATGAGGACGCACATCAACCACGACAAGGCAGCGACGTTCGTCTAGATACATTCAATGAAAAGTTTATGTCGATGAATATGGATAAGATTATTCACAAAATCAAAGAGTTATACAAGGACGGGTTTTTTTACAAAAAAACGGGTCGAAATGGAATCATTGCTCATATCAACGCAATTCGGCATTATCCTATTGCACAAATCAATCTCGCATTAACACAAATCGTGAGTGATCCGAATGAATATGTGAATGACAAATACGGACGACTCGGTCGAATTACTAATGTTGGCGAATATTATCTCTTTCAACCCATCGAACTCACAGATAAGCACATTACTATACATGAACGAAGCGCACCAGTTGCTTATAAACACACATCCGTGGAATATCCACTTGCGGCCGAAGTCACCGAAGATTATCTTGGTATCGGAGATGGTGGAGTGGCTGCACTATCTTCATCAGGTGCGCCGGCAGCAGCAGCAGCAGCAGCAGGAGTGAAATCAAATAAGAATGTGGCTAGTAAAGTAAAAAAGGCAATTGCATCTCTCGGCACAGAAGTTTCAGGTTCGGGTTCATTAGAATCATCGGCAATAAGTGGCGAGGCAGTCGTAGTCGGACAACCCGAAGATGCCGAGTCTGACGCAGGGTCTGACGTAGAGAACAAGGCAACTCAAATTCTTATTACACTTGCAAATAAATTTGAAATATGTCAGACATTATATGATAAACCAACAAAAGACCAAGTTGAATGGTATTATTATTGTGACAAGATACTTGACCAAATCTCTCAAAAAGAAGAATTTCAAATTACAAAAGAACAGATGCTCGAATTTATTATTGCAAGACTTCTTGAAGAAATAGATAAGTTTGAAGACAGTCTTGTATTATTGAACTATCTCTACCAAAAAAATAATTATTCAATGACTACTACGGTTAGCAGCAGCGCAGGCGCCGGCGGCGGCGGGGCAGGCGGCGCGTCTATGTCTATTCAACCGCTTATACCGTTCGAGAGAATGATCCTCAATTATTACTCACAACAAATGATACGTCGTGTATTGGTCGGACGACGAGCAGCAGCAGCTTCGGCAACTGGTTCGACCTCATCCGTTCCACAAGATCAAGGAATGCTATTGTTTCATGAAAAACAAAAACCGAATTACGCTTTAGTTATATTACGTTATGAAACGAGAGAATGGACAGTTGCCGAACCAGAAGATCAACGTGATTTCAAACTACTTTTAGACGAATTACAAACGAACCATATTCAAAATATAAGTAATACGGAGGTAGTCGGTTTCATCTCTTTATTTAAGAAAGAATACCTCGTATTTAAGGTAAGAGTAATGTCGAATAAACGCGATAAAGGTGCGCGATGCGATCAGGCAGGCAAAACTCAAACCATAACATTAATCAACATACTTCTCTCGTTGAATGCGGCTACAAGTGGCGATGAATATAAACTCACGAATGAAAACACCAAGTTTCAAACCCAACGCGAGTTGTGTGTATTTCAAGAGTTCTTATTTCGCACATTCAATAAAAATCGGGTAAACGGTCGTAAATGGTTCTTAACGCCAAGCGAAGCCATATTATGTGATATTGAAAATATATAGAAATAAAAGTATACTACTATAGTAGTTACATGAATATGGCCTCCATTTCAAAATATGCAACGCCAGGAACTGCGCAGGGAGCAATTCAATCCAAACCAAAGTTGGGCATTTATACTACGATTCTTTTAACGCGAAAACTACAAATCCCGTTTCGTATCATCGGGCGTAATGTAAAAGATACACTCGAACACATTCTCTCGAAAATGGTGGAGGGAAAGTGTATGGCCGAAGGTTTTATTCGACCTGGCAGTGTGAAAATATTGACATACTCAAATGGATATTTATACGGAAAACACGCTATTTTTGATATCGTATATGAATGTCTAGCGTGTTCTCTCGTGGAAGGTGTCGTCTTTTCATGTGTGATTAAAAATATAACTCTGGCAGGTATTCGCGCCACACTCAATGAACCGAAATCGCCCGTCGTCGTTTTTATTGCGCGAGATCATCACTATGACCGCGCTGATTTTACGCGACTTCAAGAAGAGGAAGAAATCCGTATTCGTGTTATTGGTCAGCGGTTCGAAATCGGGGATGAAGCAATTTCGGTTATCGGTGAGTTGGTGTAATTTTTATTAGATTATTGTATTATACACGAAAAGTATACTACAATACTGGTTTTTGTAATGGAATATATATTCAATTGCCTTCACTGCCAACAACCATTTGTTATTCGCGACGCGGATTTCAATTGTCGTATATTACGTCATGGCGTATTCAAGCACACTCTTCAACCCATTCCGCCTCATGCAACAAAGGACGAATGTGATGCATTCGTCCGATCCGGAACTATCTACGGATGCGCTGGTCCGCTTCAAATCGTCCAATCGACGACTACAGCAAACGGATATGATATCATAATATGCGATTATATCTGAATAAAATTGATAAAGATATAAATGTAAAACTAGAATCCATATAGCTATCATTCATTCGTTGTAATGGCATCATCTGCATTATGCTCGCCATCTTCGTCTGTAAATAAGAGGACGATTCGACCGAAAAAGAAAGTGCAATCTACCGTCTCGTTAGTGATATCTGAATATACTACTACGCCGCCGCCGTCAGTCGTTTCTGTGCTGCAAGTGGAACCGTCTGCCGCACCGTCGTCCACCACAGAACACTATTGCGATCCTACCCTTTTTACGAAAAAACAAGTGAACCGAAAGTTAACGATTCCATTTTATAGAATCAAACAAGGCGTCGACGTCAAACAACTTTTGGAAAAAGAATTGGCCAAACAATTAGAAGGTCGTTGTTCGATTGAAGGTTATATATGTCCATCGTCTATTTCAATTCATTCGTATTCATGCGGAACATTGTCTGGCGCAAATATTGTGTTTGATATTGTCACGGATTGTCTCATATGTTTTCCAGATGAACATTGTGTGATCAAATGCGTTGCACGAACAATTACTCAAGCTGGTATCCGCGCCGGAGCAATAGATTTGAGCAAAGGATGTGTCTCTCCGATCGAAGTGTTTCTCTCGCGAGATATGAATATGAAAAACAGCGAGTTATTTGCGCGGATTGAAGAAAATGATATTCTTACTGTTGAAATTATTGGTCGCCGATTTGTGCTACATGACACACACGTTACTGTGATTGCAATGTTACTTGACGCTGAATCGCCTCCATACCCATCATGAACGTCAGTCACGGTGTTCTTCACAAAAGAAAGGGTATAAAGTTTTGTTATGTTATTTTTTTAAACGACTGCCCACACACCCCCCCCCCATTCCCCCGACCTTGCTGCACACATGAGTGAAAACGCTATATCCACGCCACCACCAGTCATCGCAAGTCTATCGGCCATGAATGAACTACAGAATATTGCGCAACAAGTAGAAACAAAAACAAACTACTTGATGTTGCTTAAAGATGGTATCGAAAATATGCCAGTGATTCATCAGATCGAGATACTGCGCATATTATACAACAAACAAACACAGATCAATGAAAATAAAAATGGAGTTTTTATAAATATTTCCAAAATAAACGATAAAACCTTACAAGAATTGGAGAATTATATGAAGTATGTCATACAGCAAGAGGAACAATTAAACGAAATTGAAGAGCAGAAGCAATATCTGTCGAAGGAATATTTTGATAATAAGACGCATAAAGATAATTCACTATAATATATAACTTATTGTGCACACTGGTTCAATGGCGGAAATTCCATGTTTATATAACCTTTTTTCATTCACACCTGAAAATGTAAATAATAGAATGACGTATTATGATATAGATTCGTTTAAAGAGAAAGATGTCCCATTGCGGTCGTTGCCGTTGCCGTTGCCAGCGCTGGCGCCGTTGCCAGTGTCGTTGCCGGTCTCGTCCTCGTCCTCGTCGGATACAGAATCAGACGATGACACGTCCACGTCCACATCCACGTCCACGTCCACGTCCAGTAAATTGTCAGTGTCGTTACCATGTAAACAATCTACCGGTTTTGATAGAGATACAATGATGAAATTTATAATAGCGCCTTCTGGCGCTGCATCAGATTCTCTCCTTTGGATCGCGTATATTATGATACATGGATTAGAACGATTTGAAACCATCGAGAATCATTATACCGAATCGAATACATTCAAATTCGACCTTGTTGAAATGATCCGTAAACACAAACCGATATTGAAAGCAAATAAAATCAAACTAACTGGACTCGAAGAAAGTCTAGTTCATAAACCATTTATTCATTTGGAAACAATGCAAGCAATCGTCTTGTGTAAAAATATCTCATTGTGTATTGTTCAAGAAAGGAAATATTACGAAATTCATAATGGCGCAAGCAGTGGCAGTGGCAGCGCCATCATTGAAAAAATAAAGGGAAAATATGTATTATATACATGCCCTGACAAAATTAAAACCGAATACTTGCAATATATTCGCGAGAATTACTGGTTGATGGAGAGTATATCGGCGCCGATTCGTCCAATATCTGCATATAAACTGCAAGATCTCGTAGATATTTCGACGAAGTTGGGATTGCCTGTTGCAAATATTATACCAGGTAAGTTTGGTTCAATAGGAACAGAAAAACGTAAGACAAAACCCGAATTATACGAAGCAATCTGTAAATGCATCTGAGTATAAAATTGATCTATATATATGAATTAATGTATAAATAATATCCGATTCATATATATACAAATGCCAAGAAATCGTGGTGTGTCATCTTCGGCAGCGTCCTCGAAACAATATGAATTCGAAAAAATTGTGTCACATTATTTAGAAGGCTTGCTTGATAAAACAGATGGTGTTCCGGAATTGGAAATACGGTTTGGGACTAGAGGAAATGCATCAACCACGAGAGAAAATTTCGACGGAGTCATTCAGAAATTATTATCGTCGGGGTTTATGTTTACCAAAAAAAACGGGTATTCTTTGAAAATACAGAACGAGTTCATCGACCAACGAACGGGGCAAACCAAACTTTCACTGATTCGCGCGGAGATTCATGGTATCAATGATGTCCAAAATTACTGCAAGACAAATACGCCAGATGAGAAATACGTTCTCTTTACACAGAAAATGTATGCAAGGACGGTTGCGGCGTCGAGAGGAGAAGAAGGAGAAAGAGAAGGAGAAAGAGGAGGTCCTGCAGGAAGTAGTGGTGATACGATACATCCCGTGATATTCGATGACTTCAACTTCAAGGTAAGTTATCAACGTGAGAAGCGCATCGCGAATACATCTACATTGGCGCGTTCTATTTTGAAAACATGGAATGACAACAAGAAGACATTTCGGTATATTAATCGGAGCACACTGACACATCCAGATTTCCCGTTTCAAATTGATATGAGTGTTGTAAAGGAGTCGTTAAAAGACCAAACCGGATATATTTCGGCATCTACATTTGACGCCGCGAAAGTGCTTGAAAGTCCCATTCGGTATGAAATGGAAATAGAGGTGATCAATGATCTTGTTGGACCCGGAACTGCTTTCAATCACCCAAAACACCTGATGGATAATCTGCGTAAAATGATTAAAATTATGATGTCGGGGATGCAAGGAACAAACTACCCTATTTCGGTATCAGAAATACGAGGTATTCAACGTAAATATCACGATTTGATTTATCCCGACGATAGCCGCGACCGTGATCGTGATCGTGACCGTGATCGTGACAGTGACAGTGACAATGGAAGCGACGATGACAGTCGAGGTCGTCGAGGTCGCAGAGACCGAGATGACCGAGATGACCAAGGCAATGAAACCGAACGCGAAAGTGCAAGAGTCAAAATGCTCGAACGCGAACGCGAACGCGACAGAGGAACACCCGCAATCACATTACGCCCAAAGCATTTTATTGGACCGTCTTCATATACGTTACAAATGCAGAATGTTCGACCGATCGATCCTGATTCCAAAGTTCCCAATATTCGGTTGAATTTTTCGGTAACAGAAAAGGCGGATGGTCAACGTAAACTCCTTTTCGTTGCACCCAAGACGGGTCACATCTATCTTATCGACACAAATATGAACATCCAATTCACCGGCGCAGTTTCATTAAATTCAAAACTATACAACTCGCTTTTGGATGGCGAACATATCCTTCACAGTAAAAATGGCGTCTTCATTAATGTATTCTTGGCGTTTGACGTTTATTTCGTTCATAAAGCCGACATTCGTTCTCGACTCTTCTTCCCATCGATCGACGAAGATCAAGTTCTCACCAATTTTCGTCTACCATTAATGGAAAGTCTCGTGAAGAACCTACAATTGAAGTGTGTGTCAGGTGGCGCAGATTCATTACCGCCTATTCGTATTGAAACAAAGAAATTTGAAATTGCATCAGAATCATCCGGAAAGACCATCTTTGATTGCTGCGCCGCTATCTTACGTAAGTGTAATGAACACCAGTTTGAGTATCATACTGACGGACTTATATTTACACCACTCGATTTTGGGGTAGGCAGCAATGTGCGCAATGACAATACAGTTGCAGGACCATTATACAAAACAACATGGGACTATTCGTTTAAATGGAAACCGGTCCATATGAATACAATCGATTTCCTTGTCACTACAAAAAAAGGAGAAGATACAGAAGATCTTGTCAGCAATGTATTCAAATCTGGGTTGGACATGTCTCGATGTGTGCAAATCCAGCAGTATAAGACACTGGTTTTGCGCGTGGGTTATGATGAGAAGAAACACGGATATCTGAATCCATGTGTTTCGTTGATCGAAGGAACTGGTGCGGCCGGCAGTGATGGTCGCAGTATCCGGGATGAACATACAACCGGTGATACATATAAACCTGCGCCGTTTTATCCCACATATCCTTATGACAATGATGCGCACATTTGCCATATTATGTTGCGACCGGATGAAGCCGGTGTCAACCAAATGATGACAACAGAAAACGATATTATCCATGATGAAACCATAGTTGAGTTTAGTTACGACGCATCTAAACCGGTGAATTGGCGGTGGTCACCATTACGTGTTCGTCATGATAAAACCGCGGAATATCGCGCTGGTGGCAAAAATTACGGAAACGCATATCATGTTGCAAACAATAACTGGCACTCGATCCATAATGCAATCACGGATGAAATGATATCTACTGGTCAGGGAATACCTGATGAATTGATCAGCGATGACATCTATTACAATCACGCTGAATCCATAGGAGGAGGGGGAGGTGTCGATGTTGGTCGCGGAACAAAATTGCGCACACTTACAAAAGGAATGCGCGATTTCCACAATTTGTATATTAAGCGAAAATTAATAATGAGTGTTGCACGCCCAGGAAACACATTAATCGATCTTGCTGTTGGAAAAGGCGGCGATTTACCGAAATGGATTGCGGCGAAACTCGGATTCGTATTCGGGATTGATTATTCAAAGGATAATCTAGAACATAAATTCGACGGTGTGTGCGCCAGATATTTGGATATCAAGAAGACCAAGCGAAATATTCCTGACGCGATCTTCATTCATGGAGATAGCAGCAAAGAGATACGCGCGGGTCAAGCCGCGATAAGTGAAAGATACCGACTTATTACACGCGCCATTTTCGGCGAAGGTGCAAAAGATGCGAGTTTATTGGGTCGTGGAGTATATCCGCATTATGGTCGTGGGGTTGAAGGATTTGATGTTTGCTCTGTTCAATTTGCAATCCACTACTTCTTTGAAAATATTATGAAACTACATACCTTTCTTCAGAATGTGTCCGAATGTACAAAATTGGGCGGATATTTCATTGGAACGTGCTTTGATGGTGCGCGTATATTTCAGGCGCTGGCGAGATTAGAATCCGGAGATGAAATCAGTGTTCTAAGCAGCAGCGCCGGCGCTGGAAGCGACCCACATAAAATATGGTCAGCGCGTAAGAAATATCACCAGACCGAATTTCAACCCGACAGCAGTAGTATTGGTTATGAAATAGAAGTATTTCAAGATACAATCAATAAGTCCACCCGTGAATATCTTGTCAATTTCGACTACCTTACGCAACTCTTGGAAAATTATGGATTTGATCTCGTATCGCCAGAAGAAGCCGCGACAACACTTGTATTTCCAATGCCAGATGGAACGACCACATTTGATGGAATGTATCACCAAATGGAGTTGGATTGTAAGAAGAAGCGTGAAGAAGTATTGGGTGCGGGCGCCGGCGCCGCAGATACAGACGAAGGATGGTCTCGACAGTGTCGCCAAGAATACGGTTCTGCATTGTATATGACACCAGAAGAAAAACAGATATCATTCTATAACCGGTATTTTATCTTCCGAAAGAATCGTAACATCAATGCGAAACAACTAAAGAACAGTTTCTTGAGTTACGCTGGATTGCAAGAAGAGCAGGATCGCGCTGCCGGAGGAGGAGGAGGAGGAGAAGAGGAACTTGAATCCATCGCACTTGAAAAGATTGCAAAGGCGTCGCGCCCGGTCGATGTTGCATCGAAACCTGCAATTGCGGCCCATATTCTCGAACAACAAAAGAGCGAAAAACTGTTGGCCGAAATTGCTGGAACCAGAGAAGAAGTAGCGGTGGTAGCGTCAGCAAAACCATCGACTATGAAAATCAAACCAAAACCGAAAAAGGCGACTGCGACTGCAAAGGTATCAGCAGCAGCAGCAGCAGCAGCAGCAATCGAAGAAGAAGCTCCATCTGCACCAATTGCACAGATCGAGAAAAAAATACAGAAACGAACAAAGAAGGCGAAACCAATCACAGAAGATGACGACGCAACGGCAGGCGCTGCTGGCGCAGCAGTCGCCCCTGCGCCGCCCACCAAACCCAAGCGTCAAACAAAGAAAAAAACTGACTTATAAACATTCACATAATAGATATACCTGATAATACATGTTTAAAAAATCGCCCAAGAATTGCTTTAAACCTGTATTGCATCATACAATTGGTTCGGCGTCATGCGCTACTACAATGCCAGACAATAACAACGATACACAGAAACCGGCGGCGAATGGACCATTCCTATCTTATTATAATCATTTTTTATTGCCACAGGTTGCAATTATACATTCTGGCGATGATGGTGAATATGTTCCACTTACAGTTGATATACATCATGAAACGCCATCTACATCAGAAGAAATAACGCCAAACGATAAAAATGATCGAGTATACGTATCATCGTCGGTATATTCACATTTATGCGATATCAAACAGCAGATTGAGAAATATCAGGATGCATGGGATAATATCAAAAAATTCACAAACCCGTATGAATATATTCACACGAATATATCTGGAAATAAAACAAATATAAGCAAACTGCGACCCTTATCACGGTCTTTTTATAAAATGGTCGAAATCATCAAAAACAATAATATTTTATCTCAATACGCTGATACTGTGGGTTCAAAACCAGATAATAGAATGGCCATTCATACATTCCATCTTGCAGAAGGACCCGGTGGATTTATTGAAGCTATTTCTTATTTGCGAGGGTTGGAATACCTTCGTTTCATCAAAGATGAAGGCGGCGGCGGCGGCGGTGGCGGCGGCGGCGATACACCTGCTATAAACGTCTCCGGTAACACGCAACAACCAGTCCAGATTCTTAAACGAAATACAGAATTACACGACGAAGTAATGAAAGATCTTGAGCAATTGAAGACTTCGCGTCGTATTTTTGAAACGCAAAAGGTGCTTTATGATAGCAGCGGGAGTTTCAATCCGACAACTCAAATTACGTATGGAAATGACCGATATTATGGAATGACGCTTATTAATGATGACCCAATCTGTCCTGGATGGAAGAAGACTCGGACTTTTCTTGAAAACCATCCAAACATTATTATTGAAACTGGATCAGATAAAACCGGAAACCTTATTTCATTGGATAATTTTATTCATTGTGCGACAAAATATCGAAATAAAATGGAAATTATTACTGCGGATGGCGGATTTGACTTTTCAGTAGATTTCAACAATCAAGAGAATATGGCAACCCAACTCATATTATGTGAAGTGTTCTATGCTCTGGCGATGCAAAAACAAGGGGGGACTTTTATTTTAAAGATATTTGATGTATTTCATAAAGCCACTGTAGATATACTGTATCTCTTATGTTATTACTATAATAATGTATCTATCATGAAACCTCATACCAGTCGGATTGCGAACTCTGAAAAATATATTGTCTGTCAAGGTTTTAAAATCGCGCACTCAGGGAAAATAATTGAACAGTTTACCGGTTTATTTTCTGCTCTATGTTCACATGAACGAATTTTGTCGATCCTTACGCAAGACCATGACCTATATTTCTTGAACAAGATAGAAGAGATGAATGCGATGGTTAGTTTTCAACAAATCGAAAATATAACATCAACGCTATCTATCATAACAAATCATCGTAACGCGGAAAAATTGGACCACTACAAGAAAACAAATGTGAATAAATGTATTGCGTGGTGCGAGTATTATGAAATACCGTATCATTTTCATCACGCTACAATTCAGTCTACGAATATTTTTCTTCATAAGTCGATTACGACTGGAGCGATGACGACTGGGGCAATGACGACTGGGGCATTAACGACTGGATCGGGGGTGTCGCTATCTACAGTATTGAGTCCGCGTTGATTCTTCATAAGTAAAACAGTCTAAATATATATCATAATGAATTGTAACAAAATACAAACAATGCAAAGCACGTTACAATTCATCGCAGGTCAAATGAAAAAACCAAGAGAGCGTTTTGAAACAATATTAGAACCCCTTCAAGCATTGCTTCAAATCGGATTTCTTGCATTTTATCCGGTGGGGAGTAAATTAGCAATTCATAATAATATATTGACGATTCAGGCGCCTGGATATGCACAAAATGTGCGCAGGTGGTATAATAACGATAAGAAGGAGGATGTTTTTTATTTATACAATGTGTTTTCACGATTCAACAAATTCTATAAGACGGTGCTTGCGGGCGGTGGCGGCGAAAATGCGGCGTTGTTTGCACTTCTCAATGAACTTGCAAAGACAGGCATCAATAATCTTACGCGAACATATAATCAGACGGATAAAATCCATATTCTTCATACACTTCAAATGTATAAGGGAATGCTCGATAATCCAGAGTTGGTGAGACGCTTGAATAGACCAGATGACGGAGGTGGAGGAGGAGGAGGAGTCGCTACAGAATATGCGACTAATAACACTGACGACGACCATGAGTTAGCGCGCCAATTTCCTTCTAAAATAAAAAGTCCATCTTCGTCACCACCGTTACGCCCATTACATGCGGCAGGTGCAAATATACCCATCGACACTCTTGTCGATACAAATATTGACATTATATTTGTAAAAATAACTGATTTGTATTCACAGGAAGATTACACTATTATCTATCATACACTTCTAAAAATTCAAACGGATACACAGTATTATATGAATTACATCGATGGGTTAAACAAAATCCTTGAACCAGTGAATATTCGCATCAAAAAATGGATCGATGACAATATTGTCTTTTAATTCTTACGGGTTTTGTTACGACGACGTTTATTGCGTGTTTTACGTTTATTCTTTCGTTTTTTTGATTTATTTCCACCTTTACTACCAAATGGGCGTTTACTACTACTCATCAGCAACAACGATGGTTCATCAGTGTCGGCCATCGCATCAGCAAGAGATTGTGCTTTGCCAGCAACAGCAACAGCGCCAGCGCCAGCGCATGGTGTAACTAGTTCATATTGACTGTGTAATTCATGATTTGTAACTAACTTAATATGCCCTCTTGCAACATCATCAAAACGTGTATTTTCTTCACCACCATATAATTTACGAACAAGATCTTGTAGTAAATCACCACGAAGCGCGGGTCTTGGATCATACGAACTTAGATGATCCTCATCTTGAACTAAATACCAATACTCAGTAGTACCTGGTTGAATCGGTCTCACCTGATGATCTGTATCATTTTGACCGGTTACTCTAGAATAAATAAGTCCTTGCTTACTGAATTCTTCCACGTTTATAGGTGATAAAATGTGACCATGAATACAAGAAGGTCGTGGAATATCTCCGGACGTTGATTTGTCATAACAAGGGGAAGTAGCGAGATAACGATGATGAAAACGATGATGAGGATTTATCATGACATAGACCCTTGCTTCAGAACATCTACGTTTATCTTCATCCGTGAATGGGACGGGGGATTCTCCATACGGAGTTTTTCTATATAACTTGGCTAATATCTGATCAAAATAAAAACCAACACGTCTCAACCGCTCATCGTTTACATGTTGTGATCGTTGCATATAATAACTAATAATATGAATATAACTAATATATGTATATATTATTACTCCATCTCCAACTTCACCCAGCATGGAATATAAGGCGCATTCGATAATTCGCCTTTTATTTTACGAGAGAATTCGGGGAACGCGATCTTGATTTTCGTGTCTTCGCCTGTTTTCACAAAGTGACTGAGTTGCTTGTATAATTCGCGGATTGCAGAGTAAGAAACGTTCATTTGAAGTTCCATGAGTTTATCAACAATGGGTCTCACTTGTTCGCGTCGTTGTTCTATCGTTCGTTCCGTCTGCACGGGGGTAGGGGTAGGGGTAGTTGCGGACTGTTTTTTCTTTAAGTTCTTTTTCCAGTGCTTTCCGCGACCATAATGTGCATTGTTATCGGATGCGGCAGCAGCGGTAGCGACAGTCTCCTCACTGGATGTAGGTGTAGTTGTTGCCTCAATATGTATATCCTCCATATCTTCTGGAACAAGAATAACTTCTTGCCGAAGTGCGTCTTCAAATGTGGTTGTCGAGTCAATTGAATTTGTAGAAATTGGATCTTCAATAACAGTAACCGTATTCGCACCACTCACGTCCATTGACATCGTTGTTCCCATTTATTACAATAAGATACAATAAACAATGACTTTTATACCTATTTTATTGTAGTAAAAACTGCCTAAAATACCGTATCGAAATCGTCATTATACATTTTATCGCCCTTCTTGATTTCAACGACATCACGAAAGGTCTTACTCCGCATCAGTGGGACATTTGTTCGTATTTTCATATTCAAATGCGGGTTTGTAAGTTGTTGGACCAAGATTTCGCGCCGTTTGGCGTATTGTCGACTTTGAATCGCATAATAGGTGTAAAAGTTATTGAATGATATTCTCCGCAACTCTTCATTCATATCACGGTTAGACTGGTGGAACCGGGTCAATGCATCCTCGCACACCGCAATACCGGTTACATCCGCCAGATTTTCAGGGATCGAGAGATTTCCGTCGATGACAAATCCGTCTTTTTTGGATACTGTTTCATATTGCCTGCGGATTGCCGCAATTTTGCGTTCATACGCCGCGATATCCGGGCGGGTCCACCAATTTTTAATGACACCGCGATGATTGTATATGCGCGATGATACATGGAGTGCATGAGAGATTTCATGTCCGAAGGTAAACCCGACCGACGCCAGATCATACTCATATCCACGCCCAAATTGAACATTCATACTGTGCATGTATGCTGTCGGGATATAGATACTATTTGAGTTTGCTGTGTAATAAGCGTTCACCACGAATGACTGATATCCGACTGGTTTCATTGTCCCCCAATTCATAATATCAAGATCATTGGCCGACAATTTACCATCATCGTGATGTTTCGCAAAATATAATGTGCGTTGAAGACTTCGTTTGGTAAGGTTGCCCCATGCATCTTTCGGATCATATTCGAGGGTTGTAGGATCATGCGCCGAGAGATTTGCATTACCTATCCTGAAATCTAATGTATTCAGTTTCTTGAGCGCCCCTTTCTTGGTATACGCAGACATCCATGTATTTTTTTGAATCCGGTCCTTATAACAATCCAATATCGTATTTCCAATCTCTCGAACTTTCGTGATCATTTCTTCGTTTTTGAACCGACGCGTAAATTCTTCTGTCATTGTCTTCGGAAATGTATACGCAAGTCCGATAATGGGGAAATATTCTCTCGGAAAGTGGGTATCCTTCCCGCGAATAAGTGTCTCATTGAAGTCGAGGTAGATATTCCGCCACTTGTCGTGAAAACATATAAGTTGACGCATATAAATAAAATACCAATAACTCTTCCATTGATCCGACGCCCATTCCTTTTTAAGACATGTCATGATAGATTTCAAGTATCCGACCTGAAACGCAATAAAATAGGGAGGCGCCGTTACTGATCCGTTATTTGTAGGATATCCAATCCATTTGGCAAGTTCTTTCCAATCGATTTCCGTGAGACATAATGCATCTTGTGTAAGTATTCGCGTTGCACCACGGATATTATGACGATAATGTGGGGTTTTAAGTCGTTCGTTTATATTGGTATTTTTATCATGGGCGTCATGGGCGTCATCGCCGTCACCTCTGCAATTACAATGCCGATGTTTATCCTCTTTCTGTTTTTTTTGATCAGAGAGATGCGGAGGTTTATCCGCATGTTTTGCCGTTTGATACATATTCGCATAATTTTCGTCAAAACGTGAGTCTACTTTGGTCATATCATTCATAATAATACATTCAATATCGTAGACATCTTGCGCTTTGATATTATGGGTTTTTTCATAATCACGTCCTAGGCATTTTGTAAAAACATCATCAATAAACTTCATAAATGCACTAGTAATACGACGTTTGTATTTGATATATTCGATTGTTTTGGTTTCCGGTCCGTCATCATCCGACGACGACGACGACGACGACGACGTGTTACATTTTCTCTCCCCTCCAGTTTGCGGTTCTTCGCGAACTACCGATGTATTACTTACATTCAAACGCACACCCCGCATTTGTTTCTCAATAATAGAATCATTCAAGTAAAAACGGTAATCATATAAAGAAAGGGACGGACCGCAAATATGCGCCGATAATTTACCAGATGTATATTCGTCTGGATATATATTCCAGACAATCGGAAGCGCCCAACTTACCATTTCACATTGATTCATGACACCAAGGAACTTGTATAGATTATTTTCTTGGACGAGTTCTTTGTATAGTCTACAAAAATTGGAAATATGACCAAGAATCGGTTCGGGATGTAAAT